GAGCTGATCCGCGGCGACTGGCTCGCCCCGGGCACCCTCGGCGTGGCGGCCCCCGTCGAGATCCTCCACGTCGAAACCCACCCGGGCGGCTGCGAGATTCTCTACCAGCTGGGCCGCCAGAACCCGCGGCACGTGTCGGTCTTTCGCGGCACCGTTTACACCCTGGCCGACACGGAGACGATCCGGGACGCCCGGGAGCACGCCCGCCGCGGCCGCGCCGCCGACTGGCTCCGCGGCTTGGCCGACATCATCATGGACCACGACCTGCCGATCGGCGACGAGTTCGAGACGGTGAACGTCTCGTTCCGGCTGCCCGACCTCGCGCAGCTGGACCGGGTCGCGGAACTGCTCGGTGTGCCGGTGCGGCCGGGCACCATGTCGACGGTCACCTGGGGGGACTCGCCCGGATCGGCGACGTGGCACGCGTACGTCCCGTCGATCGCCGCCGACCCGCTCGGGACGTTCTACTCCCGCGACGCCGAGCCCGCGATCGGCACCGCGCCGGTACCGGAGTACGTGCAGGGCGTGACGGGCGAGGCCCTGGTCTGGGACGGCGACGAGGCCGAGAGCGAGGCCCGCTGATGGGCTGGAAGCCGAAGCCGCCGCCCGCGTCCAACCCGACGCCGGTGCAGGTCGACACCCGGGTCAAGGGCTGCGGCCGGACGGTGTTCGTCGAGGGCCGCGTCCTCACGACCGGCCAGTGCGCCGCCCCGGGCGGCCACGACGGCGGCCACGTCCCGGTGACGAGGCAGTGATGACCTGCCGCGCGCCGCTGCTGGCCGAGCTGCTCGCCGTCACCGACGCCGCGCCGCCCGTCGACGCCCCGCCCTGCGACGGCCCGATCGCCTACTCGGTCGTCGTCGAGCACAACGGCATCGAGCTGTCCGGCGACACCTGCCGCGAGCACGCGCTGCTGATCGCCGCGCGGATCTCCGGTGACGTCCGGCTCATCGGCAAGCGCATCTGACCGGCGGGCTCTTCCCCGCCCGCTGACCGGCCCGGGAGTAGTAGCTGGGGGGTTCCTGCTCCCGGGCCCCAAAACTCGACTTGACCTCGAAGGACATAGAGATGGACCTGCTCGAAACGGTGCGCCAGGGCGCGCCCGGTGAGATCACCCAGCGGCTGACGCCCGTGATGCCCGCCTACGACCACCTGACCCCGCCGACCATGCACGTCGTGACCGAGCCGGTCGCCGAGCTGGAGCGGCTGGCCACGCCCGCCGACCACCACCGGACGAAGTACGCCGGGCGTCACCGCCGGTCGCTGCTGGCCGCGCTGCTGCGCCGGATCGGGGTCGTGCGATGACTGAGCCGACGCAGGACCTGGCCGCCCGGCGCCGCGAGATCGTGCGCGCCGTCGCGGACCTGAGCGAGCAGCACGACCTGCCGATGCCCGGGGACATCTACGTGTCCGGCAGGGATTGCGTCACGCTGCGCATGGACGAGGACGACCGCGAAGGCGTTGTGCGTTGGACGGCGGCCACCAGCAACGGCGCCGTCGAGACCACAGAGCCGATGGGCGGCGGCAAGAACGGCGGTCACCGGTTCGTCTCGGTGATGAGCGATCGGTGGAGCCACAGCGCGCCTACCTGGCTCGGCGTCTCGCGGCTCAACATCTGGTCGGCCTGCGACGTGCCCGAGGACGAGGCGTCGTGATCACGGCGATCCGCGACGGCCACGTCCACGAGACGCCCGCCCGCGAGCTGACTCAGTCGGAGCTGATCGACGTCCGCCTGGAACTCGTCCCGCTCGGCGTGCACGTCACGCCTGCTGTTGACGTCTACCACTACCTGCACCTCTGGTCGCTGGTGCCGACGTCCACCCGCCAGGAGGTCGCCGCTCTGCGTGCGTTCGCCGCGCGGACGGACGCCCGGCTCGTCTGGCACGGGGCGGCGTCGTGAGCCTCTACCCGACGCCGACCCGCATTGCCTTACTCCAGGACGTCGGCGACGGTCTCATCGTCGCCGAGCGCCAAAGCGAGACGATCTGGCGCGACGAGCGGCTGGCCGGGTTCTACAACCCGCTCACCGCCACACGAACGCGCGTCACCGCCAAGGTGCACGAGCTGGAGGAAGAAGAGTGGGTCGAGCTCGGCGGCCACTACACGTACCGCCTGACCAAAGCGGGCCGTGACCAGCTGAAAGCCGCCGACGCATGACCGCCCCGACCGCCGACCACGCGCGCGACTCGTGGGCGCTCGTCCAGCTCGCCCAGGCCGGAGACAGCGAGGCGTTCGCCGAGATCTACCAGCGCTATCGGACCACCGTCTACTGGTACGTCGTCAAGCGCGTCCACGCCCACGAGCTCGCCGAGGACATCACCCAGGAGGTGTTCCTCCGGGCGCTCAAGAACATCAGCCGCTTCACCTGGGCCGGACGCGACTACGGCGCCTGGCTCGTCACCATCGCCCGCAACCTCATCGTCGACCACGTGAAGTCGCACCACGTCCGCCGCACCACGTCCGTCGCCAACATGCTCGACATGGACACGGCCGGAGCGGACGACGTCACCGGACAGGTCGAGTCCAACGCCGACATCGCCGAGGTCCGGGCCACCCTGCCGCTGCTCACCGCCGAACAGCAGGCCGCCATCAAAGCCCGCTGGTTCGACGAGCTGAGCGTGACCGAAGCGGCCCAGGTGCTCGGCATCAACGAAGGCGCCGTCAAAGCCTCCACCTACCGGGCCACGCGCGCCATGCGCCGGATCATCGAACAGCGACGGAGCAGCGAGTGAACATCGTCCGCAAGAACACCGCCAAGGGCCACTACTACGTCGACACCGACACCGGCGAACGTGTGCCCGGCGTGACCACCATCATCGGCGACGGACTGCCCAAGCCCGCCCTGATGAACTGGGCGGCCACCGCCACCGCCGCCTACGCCGTCGACCAGTGGGACGAGCTCGCCGCGCTGCCGCTGTCCGAGAAGCTCAAGCGGATCGAGGGCGGCCGGTGGGCGGCCCGCGACGCTGCCGCCGCCAAGGGCACCGCGGTGCACGCGATGGCCGAGCGGCTCGTGGCCGGCGAGCAGGTGACCGTGCCTGACGCGCTCACCGGCTACGTCGAGGCGTGCACGAGCTTCCTTAACGACTTCGACGTCCGCGAGCAGTACGTCGAGGCTGTCGTCTACTCCGAGACGCACCGGCACGTCGGCACCGTCGACCTGATCGCCGATGTGCGGCTGCCGGACATGCCGGAGTACGCGCACATCAACCGCGACGACGACGGCTACTCGACCGCGCTCCTGGACTGGAAGACCTCGAAGTCCGGGATCTTCGGTGACGTCGCCCTGCAGTTGGTCGCGTACCGGCACTCGGAGTGGCTGATCAATCCGTTCAGCGGGCAGGTCGAGCCGATGCCGCCCGTTGACTTCACCGCCGGCATCCACCTGCGGCCCGACGGCGGCTACTCGCTCGTGCCGCTGACCACCGACGAGGACGTCTACCGGGACTTCCTGTACGTCGCCCAGGTGGCCCGGGTCGTGAAGAACCTGCGCGACCTCGCGGGTGACCAGATCGTGCCGCCGACCGCCTCGCGGTACGTGCTCGTCAAGGCGCCGGCCGACGAGTTCGAGGGAGCGCCGTACTGATGGGCGACGTGGTGCACGAGAGCCTCGACGAGGCCCTGCTGCAGCTGCAGTCCGACCCGCCCGTGCTGACCAAGAGCAAGGCCGGGCAGGTCGGCAACCAAAAGACCAAGTACGCCGACCTGGTCGAGGTCAACAAGGTGGTGCTCGCTCGCCTCAACCAGCTCGGCGTGATCTGGAAGTGCCTGCCGACGATGGCCGGCGAGCGGTTCGTGCTGCGCTACACGCTGACGCACGTCCCGTCCGGCGAGTTCCAGACCGGCGACTACCCGTTGAACCTGTCCGATCCGCAGAAGATGGGCTCGGCGATTACGTACGCCCGCCGCTACGCGCTGCTCGCGGTGACCGGTATCGCCGCCGAGGACGAGGACGATGACGGGGCCGCGGCGGCTGGCCACAACTACGCCCAGCGCGCGCAACGGCAGCAGGCGGCCGCTCCCGCCGGCCGGACCGGGCAGCGCGCCCAGCGCCCCCGCGGCGGACAGCCCGCGCTGCCCGGCGAGGACCCGACCGGCCCGGTCGGCCAGGACCAGCACCGCCACATGCACGCGCTCTGGCGCGAGCTCGGCTACGACGGCGACGAGAACCGCGAAAAGCGGATCGGCATCACCGCCCGGCTGGCTGGCCTCGAGGCGCTCGACTCGTCCGCCGACCTCACCCGAGCCCAGGCCGCCGCCGTCATCGACGGGCTGAAGGCGCGCAAGGCTGCAATGGACGGTGCCGAGTGAGGCCGCCCCGGGTCGTTGGGCTGGATCTCTCGCTCACCGCGACCGGCGTGGCGTCCGACTCCGGCACCACCCGCACGATCCGGCCCGCGGCCAGCGGCGACCAGAGGCTCGTCGAGATCGCCGCCGAGACAACCCGCTGGCTACGCAATCCGGACCTCGTCGTCATCGAGGACGTCGTAGTCCGCAGCCCGGCCGCGGCCAAGCTCGGCATGGTGCACGGCGCGGTCCGCACGCGGCTCATGCGCATCGCGGTGCCGTATGTGCTCGTTCCGCCGGCCACGCTGAAGCGGTTCGCCGCGGGCAAGGGCAACGCGGACAAAACCGCGATGGCGCTGGCACTGTTCAAGCGCGCCGCGCTGGAGCTGCCCAACGACAACGAGGTGGACGCGTACTTCCTGCGCGCCGCCGGCCTCCAGTTGCTCGACGCCCCCGCCTTCCCCCTTCCCGCCGCCCAGGTGGCCGCGCTCGACGCGGTGCGCGGCGACCTCCCGAAGGAGTCCTGATGCCGTTCTTCCGCCGCGAGGGCCCGCCGCGCTACGCGCCGGGCGGCCCGATCAACCCGCCGTACGCCGCGCGCCTGGACGTCCAGCGCGAGCGGGTCTCGGCCCGTGTGCCCGCCTCGCCGAAGCTGGACCCGACCCGGGAGACGCTGCTGATCGAGCTGCGCGGCCGCAACACGCACGCGGTCCGGCTGGTGCTGGTGGCGCTGGCGAACGAGGCGGACAAGCCGCGCGAGATGCGCGACCAGGCGCTGATGGATCTGTGCCTGGAGCTGCACTCGGCGCTGCGGCCGGCGCCGGTCGTGCCGGTCATCCCCGGGCGGTCGTCGTGATCTACGCCCTGATGTTTATCGCGGGCTTCGTCCTCGGCGCCGCCGCGACCTTCGTCGCGATCCGGAGGCACCCGTGACGACGCCGCTGTACGTCCACGACCTGCTCGACCTCTTGATGCGCGTCACCAACCGGCTCGACTTCGGCGGCCATCCGGTGCCCGACGACGTCCAAAAGCGCCTCCTGGACCACACCGCACGCCCGGTCCCCGGCGTCGTAAAGGGCCCGCTGACCATCCGCGAGGCCGAGGTGCTGCGCGGCATGGCGAGCGGCCTGAGTAACCGCGAGATCGGCGACGGCATGTACCTCACGGAGGACACGGTCAAGACACACGCCAGCAGGCTGTTCCGCAAGCTCGGGGCGCGGGACCGGGCGCACGCGGTGGCGGTCGGCTTCAGGTCGGGGCTGCTGCGATGACCGCGCCGATCGACTGGAACGACGAGGCCGAGATCGGCTGCAGCCAGCTCCCGTCATGCCGCGACGGCGAGCACTCGGCGTCGTGTGAGATCAGCCTGGACTCGGCACCCGACGCCGACCCGTCCGTGACCGACTGGCGCCCGACGGGCCTGTCCCCCTCGGCACAGCTGCGGAAGGTCAGCGCGGAGAACGAGCGGCTGCGCTACGCCGCCGTCGCGCTGCGAGCCTTCCACGGGGCCGCGGCCGAGGAGAACGTGCGGCTCAAGGCGGCCCTCGCCGCCTCGCAGTCCGACCTCACGACGGCGCTGGTCGAGCGGGATGAGGCCGACAAGGCCCGACGAGACGCCGACCGCGCAGGGCTGGAGGTGGCCCGCAAGCTCGCGGAGGAAAAGCGGCTGCACGCGGTCACCGCCGACCAGCTGGCGAACGCGGTCGGCGAGCTGAACCAGCTGAGAAGCGACGAGAACATCTGCTCGGTCACCATCTGCCGCCGCTGCAGCAAGACCATTTGGTGCCAGGAGTCCCGCGAGCAGGTGCCCGGCGCGACCGGCTACTTCCAGCACTTCGAGTCGTGCCCGGAGACGCCATGACCCTGCTAACCATCCTGCTCATCTGCGGACGTATGCCCTGGTGGTGGGTGGCCTTCCTGATCAGCGCCGGCGCGTACGGCATCTGGTTCGCGATCCGGCGGGTCGACTGGTGACCGCCGCCTGGCTCACCGCCGCCACCCTCGGCTGCTGCGCGCTGGCCGGATGGCGCCGGGCCTGGATCTTCGGGCTCGCCGCCAGCGTCGGCCTGGTCCTCGGCGTCGTCCTGGGCGGTGGGTGGTGAAGCGCACGACGTTGACCGAGGTCCTGAAGGTGGCCGCGATCGTGTGGGCACTCGCCTGGTCCATCGGCGGCCCTATCGGCCTTGTGCTGATCCTCCTCATCCCGGCGCCATGCCGATGACCCACCACCAGCCGGCGCGCGGCCGCCGGGCCCAGCAGCGCGCCGAGGACCGCAAGGCCGCCGAGGCCGCCGGACGGCTGCGGCGCCCGAAGACCCAGCCCGAGAACCCGAAGCCCGCATGGAAGGAGAACACTGTGGATAAGGCCATGCACACCGCCTTGATCGCCGAGCTTGATCAGCGCAACGCCTTCGTACTCGATGTGATGCTCCAGCTGGCCGCCGAACAGGACGGCCTTGAGATGAACGCGGCCTGCGGGACGATGTGCGGGGTCGTCGAGGAGCGCTTCGGCCTGGACGCCCAGGGTGCGGTCGGTGCGGCGGTTCTGCTCGCGCTCACCCTGCACCGCGAGCGCCAGGCGGGCGGACTCCCGGGCGGTCCGCTGTGACGCCGGCCGAGGCGGACTGGGTGTACGACGTCGTGCTCACCCGGGCGTACAAGGAGTCTGTCGGCGCGATCATGTGGACCGGCGCCGGCGTCAACCGCCGGGACGAGGGTCAAGGTGCCGCCTTCCTTCGCACCTGCCCGTGCCTTTGGGGACCGTGCGGCGCGTGCGCCGACGGCCGGCCGGATCGCTGCGGTCACTTTGCCTGGTCTCCGGCGGCCTCGCCCGCTACTCACATCGTCGACCGGCATAAGCACGCGGTCGCCGAGGTCTGGTCCAGCGGCAAGCCGTGCCGGGGGCTGTGTACCGGCGCGCCCATCGGCCAGCTGGAGCTGTTCGCGCTGGCCGGGGGTGCGTCGTGATCGAGCCGACCGACGAGATGGTCCCCAAGCGTGGTTCCGACGACGAGTACTGCTCCGCCTACCCGGCGGACGGTCACCAGTACCTCAGCCACTTGGTCGACGCCGCCCCGGTGCGCTGGGTGCAGATCTGCCAGTTTTGCGGGCGCATCAACAACGCGGCACTCCGAGCCGAGGCGAATCCGGGCATGGTCGGCCCATGCTCCTCGACCCTGCCGGATCTGTTCGACAACGAGCTGGGGACCTGGTGCGAGCTGCGGCATGGCCACATCGGCGACCACGAGAGCGGCCCGACGCGCTGGCGTAAGGCGGCACCGTGAGCGCCCCGAAGAGCAAGGTGCGCCCGCACCTGTTCGAGCCGGACCCAGAGCTGCCCGCCGACCAGAACGGCCGCCGCGTCTGCCTGCGCTGCCACCTGGTCGGCGAGGCGGGCGACAAGCGGCACACGATCCCGCCCGCGCCGGCCGAAGACGTCCAGCGGTGGCGCGCGCACGACGTGGGTGAGTCGTGACAACGGCCAAAGAGGAAGCGCTTGCCGAGCGCGAGCGACTGATCGCCAAGGACGCGAAGGTGCCACGGCGTTCGCAACGGATGTGCTCGAACTGCGGCGCCACTGAGGTGCGAATCGACGCGCTGAGCTGCTGCTGGAACCCGACTGATTGGCCGGTCGGTATGACCGGATGAGACCGCACAGCAGGCCCGGCCGAATCGCATTCCGAAACGGCCGGGCCGCAATTTGGACCGGCAATTTGTGAACTCGCGCAAATGGTGAGGCAATAGTGATCAATGCGACAAGGCCGGACCGGCCGGTCCGCGCTTCGGGGTCGGCCGGCGCGTCGAGCGGCGGTCTCTGATGGCCCGCGGAGAGCTGCACGTACAGCTCCTCGTGCACTACGCCGACGACGAAAAGTTCGAGGAAGTGTCGCGAAGCGCCAGACTTTTGTACGTCGACGCGCTCTGCGAATCTAAAAAGCTTCTTAACGATGGCGAATTCTCGCGGGCGAAGGCCAGAAAACTCATGTACCCGGAGACCGTTCGCGCCGCCGACAAGGCCATCGCCGAGCTGGTCGACGCCGGGCTCTGGCGCTGGGACGCCGGCCGCCAGGTCTTCACCATCGCCGCGTGGCTCAAGCGGAATAAGTCCAGGTCACAGATCGAGCAGGACCGCCTGGACGCCGAAGAGGCCGCCCTGCTCGGCAACCACCGCCGGTGGCACGTCGACCGTCAGCAGCCCGACGCGAAGTGCCGCCACTGCCGCGAAAACCCGTCGCCCCCCCGATCGGGTACCCGATCGTCGACCCGAATCGGGGGCGAATCCACAGAGACAGAGACAGAGACAGAGACAGAGACAGAGACAGAGACAGAAGGTCAACCCCCGGCGCGCCCGCGTGCGAGCGCACGCCCGCCCCTGCCCGCGCCACGCGACGACCGAGAGGGCGACCCCGGCCCGGCCGAACAAATTGTCACCGCCTGGATTCACAGCTGCCACCGACGGCCACCCAGCCGCGTAATCGACGACGTCGGCAAACTCGTTGCCGAAATGCTCCGCGATGAAATCGAACCCGCCGACATCGAACGCGGCATTCGCCTGTGGCAAGCGCGCGGCTCTAATCCAAAAACGCTGCCCAGCTTTGTTAACCAGGTGATGAATTCCCGGCCCGCAAATGTGGTCCCCATTTCCGGCCGCCCCTCGACCACCGACCAGCGCGTCGCCGACGCACTCGCCATCGGAGCCCGCCTCCAAGCCGCCGCCGACCGAAAGGCGCTCGAAGGATGAACCTCGAAGAAACCGCCGCCGTGCTCGCCAAGGCCGCCGGGTACGACAACCGCACCATCGGCGACGCCAACGTCCTCGCCTGGCACGAGGCCCTCGGCGACCTCGACATCCGCGACTGCCTGACGGCCATCGCCCAGCACCACCGCGAGAGCACCGAGTACCTGATGCCCGTGCACATCCGCCGCATCGCCGCCAACCTGCGCCACGGGCGCCAGGAGCTGGATTTCCGCCAGCAGCAGCACCGCGAGCTGGAGGCCTACCGGGCGACGGCCGGCCCGCTCACCGACCGCTCGGCCGACATCCTTGCCCTGGTCGCCCTGGTCCGCAGCGTCCTGCCCGAGGGCAACGTCGAAGCGCTGTACCCGCGCCGTGAGTACTGGCGCCGCGAGCACCAGGCGTACCGGCGCCAGGCGAACGCCACGCCGAACCCCGCTTACCGCCCGCGCCTTGCCGATGACCGGGAGGCGTCGTGACCTACCGCCCCGCCACCGTCGACGACCTGGCCGAGGTCGCCGTCGAACTCGCCGTCCGCATCCGCGACGAGGACCCCGCCATCAACGCCATCTGGCTCACCCACAAGCTGCCCGACCCGCGCGACTGGTTCCGGCTCGCGTTCGTCCTCGCCGCCGGCGTGCCCGTGGACGAGAAGTGGACCGACCTGACCGCCTGGGCGTCGCAGCCCGCCGCCGACCTCACCGCCGCGCCGATCAAGGCGTCGCTGCGCACGGTGGCCGGGGAACGCCAGACCCAGTTCACCTGCGGCACCCCGGCCGCGGCCAAGCGGCACTGGCGGCGCGGCGAGAAGCCGTGCAAGCCGTGCGCGGACGCCTGGCGCGAGTACGGGCGGCAGCTCAAGCGCGAGAAAACGGAGGCGGCGTGATGTGGCGACTGCTGGTCCCGCTTGCCCTGCTGCTGGCGTTCGTCGACGTGGTCTCAGGCTTCGCCGCCTACAGCTCGTCGACCTGGAACTGGTCGCACACCGAGGTGCTCACGCACTGGGCGGCCGTGCGCGAGGTGTGCCTGGTGTTCTTCCCGATCTTCACGGGCGCCCTGCTCGTCGGGGGCGGGCTGGTCGCGCTCACGCTTCGGTGGGCGCTCGTTCCCCGGGAGGACGCGTGATCTGGCTTCGCCGCCTGGCCCGTACCCGCATTTGCTGGCGCCATCGCCAGGTCTTCCGCTACGCCTGCCGTCGCTGCCAGGAGGTTCGATACCGGTGAAGTGCCAAGAGCACGACAAGATCATCCCGCACTACCGGTGCGCTGAGTCGGAACGCTGGCTGGACGAACGCACGCCAAAGGGTGTCGACGGATGCAGCCGATGCGACGTGCTGCGCAAGGAGGCAATCTTCCGCCACGAAATGCAGCTGCTCGCCTCGGACGTGGCGGCAGGACTGGCCGACCTGAACGATCACGACCAACACGTTGCCTCGCTGCGGTCCCTGCTGGCCCGGGAGATCGAGCGCCGCAAGGAAGCCGAGCGCCAGCTGGTTGTCGCGACGTATCGGCTTCAGCTCGCTACGGGGACCCAGGCGTGATCGAGAACCTGTGCGCCCGCTGCGAGCGCCCGCAGCCGGATACCGCCGTCGTGTGCGACCGCTGCGCCCAGAACCTCGCCGCCGACCTCGACCGCGCCGCCGGACACGCCGACGACGCGCCGGCCGTCGTGGCCCGGCAGGTGCGCTACGGGCCGGGCGGTGCGGGAGGTGGCAACGAGCGGCCGCTGCCGTACGACCCGGTCGCGTCCGAACGGCTGTGGGTCGTGGAGAACACCATCACGACGTGGGTTAGGCACGCGGAGGAAGAGCGCGGGATGGCATTTGAGGTACCCAGCAGCCACGTGGAGGGCCGTACCCCACTCGACCCATGCTCGCCCTTGGGTAGCGCGTGCCGATGGCTCTCAGGGCACGTGGAGTGGTTGCGGCATCGACCCGAGGCGGCCGAGGCGTTCGACGAGCTCGACGACGCGTGCAAGCAACTGCGGCAGTTGGTGGACCGGCCAGCCGACCGGGTGCTCGTCGGGATGTGCGAGTGCGGCCGAGTGCTCTACGCCCTGGCGCACCGCGAGGCCGTCGTCTGCCCCGACTGCGTCCGGCGCTGGATGGTCGCCGACTCCCGCGAGGTGCTGCGCCAGGCCCTCGACGACCACCTGGTCACCGCCGCCGAGGCGGCCCGGCTTGCGTCCTACCTGGGCACGGACCGGACCCGTGAGCAGCTGCGCAAGCTGATCACGAAATGGGCCGACCGTGGGCTGATCGAGGTCCACGGGGAGCTGAACGAGGAACGCGCTTACCGGTTCGGCGACGTGGCCGTACGGCTGGCGCAGACACCACGACGAGAGCGGAGGATGGCGGCATGAACGAGGCAACTGATATGACGAAATACCCCTTTGCTCGCGCGGCGAAGGCCCTCCGGGATTTCGCAAGCGCTTACGACGCATCGTTTGAGCGCTCAAACGCCAAGCAGATGGATGCCAAGGCGTCGATTAGAGACAGGAACGCACAGCGTGGATGACCTCGTGAGCTGGCTGCGGGGCAGGTGGGACGAGCGCGAGCGGCAGCTGGCCGAGGACGAGCGGGTGGCGCTGGCGGCTCCCGGTCCCGATTGGGTGATAGGCACCGAGCGTGCGGGCGAACCCGGCCAATGGCGCGGCCGCAAGGCCGACCTGGTGCTGCTGCCGCCCGACGGCCCATTCCCGATGGATCTGGATGTCGGCGCAGAGGTGCTGCGGGCCGAGTTCGTCAACGACGGCCGGTTCGCTGGCCGATGGGCGGTCGAACATGCAGCCCGCCACGATCCAGCCCGCGTGCTGGCCAAGGTTGAGCGTGGGCGGCGGGACATCGTGGGCAAGCGGGCCATCCTCGACCTGCACGCGGGCGAGCACGACTGCCCCGAAATGGTGACTGGCACCTACCCGGCCGACTGGCCGGCCGAAGCTTCTTGGGGCAAGGCAGGCGAGCGGTGGGCACATCCGTCCGTCGAGCACTTCGAAGCTGACCAGCCGTGCCCGACCGTGCGCCTGCTCGCCCAGGAGTTCGAAGGCGAGCCGGGCTGGCGTGAGGAGTGGCGGGCGTGAAGTGCTGGCAATGCGGCGTCGAGCCGCTTGGGACGTACGAGGTCACCACGTTCGCGGACGTCGAGCCGCGGTACATCGCCGGACGCTGGCCCGCCGGAGACCACGAGCACGCTGAGCAGGCGCCAACGCCCGGCCAGCTGGAGCAGGCCGGGCACGAGGCGCTCTCGCGGATCAGGCGAGAGGCCACGACCACGTAACACGCCCAAGTGGCGGTAGTTGCCGACCTTGATCGCACGCGCTAGTCTCCGGTCCTAGCAGCACCGAAGGTCTGCCCAGAGCCACGCGAGCCCCGCCATCGAGCGGGGCTTCGTCGTATCCGGAGGTAGCCATGCGCACCGTCGCCATGGCGCTGGCCATCCTGCTGCCTGGCCTGTTCGTGGTTGTCGCGCTGCCCGTGTGGGTCTGATGCCGGCCAAGCAGGTGTGCACCGAGCCCGGCTGTCCCGAGTTGACGGATGGCGGCAGGTGCGAGACGCACCGCTCGGCGTACGAGCAGAGGCGCGGGACACGGCAGGCTCGGGGCTACGGCCAGGCGCACGTGAAGCTCCGTGCGCAGTGGAAGCGCAAGGTCGACCGGGCCGAGGTCAACTGTGCGCGGTGCGGGGTCCTGATCCTGCCCGGCGCTGACTGGGCGCTGGACCACGCGGACGACCGAACGGGATACCTCGGGCCCAGCCACAAGGCGTGCAACGACAGCGCAGGCGGCAAGGCCGCGCACCGCTGACCTAGACATAAGAGAGCCCCGGACCTGGTGGAACAGGCCGGGGCTTTGCCATTCCTCCGCAGAAGGAACGACATGCCCGAGCGTACTTGCTTGGTTGATGGATGCTGCGCGCCGCACCGTGCGCGTGGTCTCTGCTCGACCCACTACAACCAGCAGCGCCAGCCCGATCGGCACCGCAAGAGCACGGTGAACTGCAGCCGATGCGGCAAGCCCGTTCTCAAGCACGCGAGCAGCAGGTATGCCGGGCGGTTCTGTTCGTACTCCTGTCGCGATGCGCAGCGTGTGCGCGAGGCTATCGAGCGCAGGCTGCCCGTGCTGTTCGTGGGCCAGGTCGTCAGGCCCGAACCAGCCACACCCAAGCCAGCCAAGCCGCGCGTCTGGGTAGCTGGCCGATGCCGCCGCTGCACCACGCCGTTTGTGGACCGTCAGCCTGATGCGCGCTTCTGCTCGAAGCGATGCGGGCGGAAGTACTGGCGTGACCAGCGCAAGGACGAGGTGCCATACGCGACCAGGCTGTACGTCTTGGAGCGTGACGGATGGCGCTGCCAGATCTGCAGGCGTGGCATACCCGCGACCGTTACGGTGCCACACCCTAAGGCCGGCACGGCTGACCACGTGGTGCCCAGGTCGCAGGGCGGCAACCACGACCCGGCCAACCTGCGTGCCGCCCACTTCAGGTGCAACACCCTGCGAGGCAACCGGGGCGGCAACGAGCAGCTGGCATTGATCGGCTGACGACTACGCAGCGTGAACGGAAGACATAGACCCTGGCCTATGACCCCCTGCAGGCATGGGGCGCAGGACCGCCGGGGAGGTGCCTCGCAGTTCAGACCCCTGAGACCGGTCCGCGCGCGCGTTGGAGGTGACCCTCTGTGACTGACATTCCCGAGCCGCAAGGCATCCTCGAGGACCGCGGCACCCGACTCTGGACCTCGATCCACGAGCAGCACCCGAACATCTCGCCGGCCGAGCAGGAAGTCGCCCTCGAGGCGTGCCGGGTCGCCGATCGCCTCGAGCGCCTCGACGTGCTCTGCCGGTCGAACGAGCCCGTCGTCGAGACCGAGAAGGGCCAGCTGATCACGCACCCGGCATTCGCCGAGGCGCGGCAGCAGCAGAACCTGCTCAAGCAGCTGGTGGCCTCGTTGCGCATGCCCGACCCGAAGACCGGCCGTCAGCCGCAGACTCGGCCGGCCCGCGGCGTGCAGCAGCCGAAGGGTTCTGGCACGGTGACCTCGCTCGACAAGTTCCGCACCGGCTGATGCCGTTCCAGCCGCTCTTCGACAAGCACATCCCGTCGCTCGGCTACGACATCGCCGACTGGATCACCGCGTACTGCTGCCATGGCCCCGGCGACATCGCTGGCGACCCGATCGACCTGGACCGCGAGTGGCTCGCCTTCCTTGTCGAGGCCTACCGGATCGACCCGGTCACCGGCCGCCGCGTCTACGACGAAGCCGTGCTCAGCCGGCCGAAAGGCCGCGCGAAGAGCGAGCTGGCCGGATTCGTCGGCGTCGCCGAGGCACTGGGCCCGGTGCGCTTCGACGGCTGGGACGCGAACGGCCAGCCCGTTGGCCGGCCGGTGAAGACGCCGCTGCTGAAGTGCCTCGCCACCGAGGAATCGCAGGCGGGCAACACGTTCGAGAACATCGCCTGGATCTGCGGGGACTGGGGCAAGGACAACCACCCCGAGATCTACGGCGGGATCTCCGGCGCCCGCAGCTATCAGACCGCGACCGCGCTCTACCTGCCGTTCGGCGGCGAGATCCGGGCCTGCACGTCCGGCTCGGCGAGCAAGGACGGCGGCAAGGAGACCTGGGTCTGCGCCGATGAGACCCACCTGTACGTGCTGCGCGAGCTGAAGAGCATGTACGGCACCGTGAGCCGCAACCTGGGCAAGCGTGACCAGCCGTGGCTCATGCAGACCTCGACTGCGTACCGCCCGGGCGAGCAGAGCGTCTTCGAGGACACCCTGACCGCCTGGCGCAAGGGCGAGCTGTCCCCGTCGGTGCTGATGGACCACCGCGAGGCCAAAGGCCGCATCGACCTCGAGGACGAGGCGCACACCAAGGCCCAGTTGCGGCAGGTGTACGGCGCGGCCGCGGGGTGGATGGACCTGGACCGGATCTACCGCAACATGCGCGACCCGCGGATCTGCAGGGACGATGCCGAGGCCGCGCGCTACTACCTGAACCGCCCGCTGAGCACCAAGGACGCCTGGATTCCGCTGGACGTGGTCGAGCGGCAGGTCCGCGCCGAGGTGGTCGAGCCGGGTACGGAGATCGCGCTGGGCTTCGACGGCTCGTTGCGCGACGACGCGACGGTGCTCATCGGCTCCCGGATCTCCGACGGCTTCCTGTTCCCGGTGGGGATCTGGGCCAAGCCTGCCGGCGCCGAGGGCAACTGGTGGGAAGTCCCGCGCTCGGACGTGCTCGCCGCGGTCCGGGAGGCGTTCGCCCGCTACAAGGTGACCCGGCTGTACGCCGACCCGCACGAGTGGCGCTCCGACATCGATGCCCTGGCTGAGACGCTCGGCTCCGACCG